GACCTGTGGGCCTGCGTCGGCGGCACGGTCTACGGCCCGTGCAGCGCCGAGAACTGCTCCGGCGTGTGCACCGACGACGGGGCGTGCGAGTGTGAGGCCGACACCCACAAGCCCGGCCGGCACGGGGCCGCGTCGAGGCTGCTGTGAGGGCTGCTGGCGTGGCGTGTCCCCTGGTCCGGGGGCGGCCGGAGGCCGTGTAGCATCGGGGCATGACGCACGTGGCCAGTGATACCCGGGTATCAAAAGTCGCGCCCGCGGCCCCGCCCGTGGCTGAGACGGCCGACCCGTGTGCGGTGTGCCCGGCCCGGTCGACCGCTGAGGACTCCAGCTTCGGCTACTGCGAGGGCTGCCCGTCGAGGCTGCGCCTGTGTGCGTCGTGTGAGCGGTACCGGCCGCAGACCGGCTGGGGGTATGGGACCTCCGGGGTGACGTTCAAGCTGGTCAGGTGGGTATGCGCGGGGTGTCGTATCCGCACCGTGGACGCTGTTGGCGAGCATCCCCGGTTCGTTGTGCGGCTGGGCCTGGCGTCGGGCACCAGGATCGCGGCGCAGCTCGCGCGGGAGCTGGAGCGGGCGGCGGACACCGACCACCACGCCCCGGCCGTGGAGGTCCTGCGCCGCATGGGCCGGAAGATGTCCGCCCGCGGGGACGTGGACGTGGATGTGTCCGACTTCGGCCTGACCGACCGGCGGGCGGTGCTGACGGTCCTGGGGCGGCTGCCGGGTGATGTGCCGCACGCGGTCGCGCCGGCGGCGTATGCGCTCGCTCGCGCGTGGGGCATCTTCGTTGACGCCAGCGCCGCACCCCCGCCGGTGCCGGTGCCGACGCCGACGGTCGCGGAGCGGGTGGCCGCGCTCCGTATCGAGCGGCCGGCCTAGACAGCCGCGGCCGGCTCCGGTGTCAGCGCCGGCGCGCGGTCGACCATCCCCATGGGCGGCCACCCGCACGTCGCCGCGGCGTCGTCGGGTTCGACTCCGGCATCGACGAGGGTCTTGAACGCTGCCGCCTTGCTGGTGCGCTCCCGGTCGTCGCTTTCGCGGTCGGCGGGTTCGGGGTTGTCGTGGTCGAGTTCCAGGTTCGTGGTCGTGGCGCCGAACATGGGCAGGAGCTTGGCGTTCACTGCGCCCTTGAGCCGCCCGAGGCGGGGCCGGAGTATCCACTTGCCGAAGTCGGCGGATCCCGCCTCTGCGTTGCTTTTGTTGACGGACTCGGACAGGCCGATGACGTGGCCGTGGATGCCGTACGCCTCGCGGATGACCTCCCTGCTCACCCTGCGCAACTCGGTGAACTGCATGTCGCGCTGGGTGATCTGGCGGTCCTTCCACTGGCCCTTTTCGAGGATGGCGACCCGGTGGGCGGCGGACACGCCCTGGTGCTGCTCGCGCCACCGTGTGGCGAACTCGTCGAACTCGGCGTCGGTCAAGCGCTCCGGGAACTCGATGATCCCGCCTGGCTCGGCCGAGTTCAAAAAAAATGACCTGTTCCATTCCGCTGAGTATTTCGCGGCGTCGAGGTCGGTGAGGATGGCCTGCACGGGGCCGAGGCCCCGGTAGGGGTCCAGCGGGTTCGGCATCTTGATCTGGATGACCTCGTCCAGCTGGAGCGGGACCTGCTCGCCGCCGGGGCCGCGGTAGACGTAGCCCGAGAGGAACTGGGTGGGGTGGGGGACCGGCGTCATCCGGTCGGGGCGGACGCACCACAGCTCGAGCGGGAGGTCGGCCAGCGGTGAGCGGGCGATGACCCACCAGCCCTCGCCGGTCAGGTCCAGGTGCTGCTGGGTCGCCTCCACGAACGACTGCCGGGTCTCCCACGGGTTGGGCCGGTTCCACAGGTCGAGGGCGGCGTGGCGGGTCACTTCGGTGCGGGTCTCCAGCCCTTCGTAGCGGCGGCGGCCGTCTGTCGTCGCGCGGAACAGGCGCCAGCCGACCTGGGAGGTGCTCTCCGAGGTGCGGTGCACGATCGCGAACAGGGTCCCGACGGCGCCGTACGCCCGCATCTGCGTCTCGGTGGTGTTGGGGTGGAACAGCGGCAGCCGCAGGGCCGAGCGTGCGGCCATGGGCACGGGCGCGGCGTTGCGGAGCAGCTTCAGTGTCGACCTCATTCGCCTGCCCTCAGCTCGAGGATGAAGAACGCGGCCCCGGCGACGGCCAGGCCGAGGGGGACAGCGACCATGGCCGCGGCGGCGGTGAAGCAGCCGAGCCCGGCGACGGCGAGGCCGTGCTCGGCCAGCGCGGCGGCCAGGCCGCGGCCCGGGGTCCGGGCGCGGCGCTCCGTGCGGTGCTGGGCTCTCGCCTGCCGGGCCGCTCTCCAGCCGACGCCGATCAGCTCCATCGTGGTCATGAGCACCTCCCTCTCGTCAGTACCTGAGGATACGGAGTCCCTGCCTGGACGGTGCCGGCATCGTCTGGGCGGCGTAGGCGGCGCCGGCGGCGGCGTACGCGGCGTCGCAGTGGCCGGCGCCGCGGCGGGTGAACCGCCACCCGTCGCCGGTGTGGAGCTTGGACGCGCCGGCGACGTGGGCGTCGAGTAGCGCGTCACCGGGGTGGACGACCTGCCGGGCGACGGTGAGGTCGGCCAGGCCCTGGCACGCCTCGCCGACCTTCCCGCCGACGAGTTCCACGCTCCCCGGCCGTGACCGGAGGATGGGCGCGAGCGCCGCGGCGGGGCCGCCGGGGTACCAGGCGAGGACGACGGGGTCGAGGGCGTCGAGGACCCCGGGGAGCTGGAAGCGGGCCTCGTCGGTGCCACGCCACGCGGCGATGACCTGCACCCGGACGCGTCCGTCGCCGGTGACCGCGGCGGCGGCGAGGGTGGCGTGGGCGCCGTCGGGCGCCACGTCCACGCAGGCGGCGACCCTGTCTCGTTTACCCGCAAGGGAGCCTTGCGCGTCGGCGCACGCCTTCCACGCGCCGACGTCGATGGCCGAGTCGAGGTGGTCGACCTTCTGGCAGAGGACCTCGGTGCGGAACACCGCCGGCGGGTCGGTGCCGAGGGCGGAGCGGATGGCCTGCTCGCTGACGACATGCCCCAGGCCGGGGTTCGCCTGCGCCCACGCCCGCGGGTCGTCGAGGTCGCACCCGTCGGGGCCCGACCACTCGAACAGGCCGATGGACGGGTCCCGGCCGGACAGGGCGGCGTCGCGGAGCTGGTTGAGGACGACCGACTCGTCGTCGCCTGCGTTGGACAGGCACCAGTTCTGCCCCTTGGGCCTGGCCATCGTGGTCTTGGAGACCGCGCTCCACGCTTTCCAGTCGTGCTGCTCGCGGAGCTCGTCGATGTTCAGCTCGTCGACGGACCGTCCCCGGCCCGCTTTGCGGTTCAGGGCCTTGATCATGTACCGGCCGCCGGAGCGGAGCCGGAAGTACTCGTCGCCGTTGACGCGGCGTTCCATCTCCCACTCGGCGAGCAGGTCAGGGACGGCGTGGATGGTGTCTCGGCAGAACTGCTGCTGCTCGCGGGCCAGCGACTCGTCCTGCCCGGTGCCGAGGACCAGCTTCGCCCCGTCCATGTAGAGGCGCCAGAGGCTGACGGTCCGCTTGACGGACGACTTTCCGTTCTGCCTGCCCACCAGGACCAGGACCGTCCGGAACCGGTAGGTGCCGTCCGGGTTCAGCTCCATCGCGTGCTTCACAAGCCAGGCCTGCCACGGCAGCAGCGGCTCCCCGGCCAGCTCGGCGAACGCGCAGATCTCGTAGCCGCGGCTGGTCTTGCGGGAAAGCGGCCGCAGCGGCGGCGTCCACAGCCTTGGCCGGCTACGCCCCGCGAGCGTCCCGGAGGGCCTGGAGGCGGTTCGGGCCGGCACTGCCACCCCCTTGTGGGCGCCGCCTGGCCCTGGCCGCCGGTGTCGCCTGCAGGGCCTGGAGGGCGGCGAGGAGCTTCGGCCCGAGCTTCTCGAGCGCGTCGCGGGGGTCCTCGGCGCCGTCGATGGCGGCGGCGTAGGACTGCGCGAGCCTGACGACGGCGGCGTCCGAAGGGGCGAGTTCGAGGCCGGCGACGGACGCGGCGACGGCGGGGGCGAGCAGCTCGTCCGCTGACCGGAGCACCTGACCACCTCACCATCAGTGTTCTCGATCTCACAAGCGTTTCCCATAGGGTATCTTGATGGCAGCCTTGAAGGGACGGTGGCATGCGGCATCTGCGGCTCGCCCGACCGGTCGCGCGGCTCAGGCAGGGCCGCACCGACTGGTACCGGATCGCCAACAAAGCCGGCGACGTCGCCGAGGTCTACCTCTACGACGAGATCGGCTACTGGGGCGTGACCGCGAAGGACTTCGTCGACGAGCTCCGCGAGGTCACCGCGAGCCGGATCGAGCTGCACATCAACAGCCCTGGCGGCGACGCCTTCGACGGGGTCGCGATCTACCAGGCGCTGAAGGACCACGCCGCGGAGGTCACGGCCACCGTCGACTCCCTGGCAGCGTCTGCGGCGTCGTTCATCGCGATGGCCGGCGACCAGGTGGTCATGACCCGCAACGCGACCATGATGATCCACGACGCGTTCGGCCTGGCCGTCGGCGACGCCGCGGACATGCGGGACATGGCCACCCGGCTCGACAAGGTGTCGGACAACATCGCCGACATCTACACCCAGCACGCCGGCGGGACGGTCGCCGACTGGCGCGCGGCGATGCGCGCCGAGACCTGGTACGACGCCGACGAGGCCGTCGCGGCGGGCCTCGCCGACGAGGTCAAGGGCAAGGCCGACCAGGATGCGGAGAACTCCTGGGACCTGAGCGTCTTCACCTACGCCGGCCGCGGGCAGGCACCAGCGCCACCGGTCGCGGCGAGCGCGTCGTTCATCTTCGACCCGGAGCTGTTCCGGTCGTCTCTGCGGGAGGTCTTCAGTGGCACCTAAGCTCGTCATCCCCTCGACCCCCGCGGAGCTGGAGGCGATGCTCGGCGACCCCGGCCGCATGCAGGGCGTCTTCGGTGACAAGGAGCTGTTCGGCCAGTTCATCCGCAACTACGCGGAGAACGTCCTGAACAAGGACCAGTCCATCGCCGACCAGGTCCGCGACGAGACCCAGCGGGTCCTGGCGCAGTGGCTCAAGGACAACCAGGCCGACGGCATCCGCCGGGTGAACCTCGACCCCGCGCAGCCGGTCGCCGGCAGGGGCGCCAGGGCGCAGGGCCTGTTCAACCCCAAGGCGATGGGCGCGGCGATCGACACCGAGTTCGCCAACTCCGCCGAGTACTTCAGCGCGATCTGGCACTACCGGCAGCGTGACCCCGACATGGAGGCCAAGGTCAAGCGGATCCGCGCCGCGTTCAGCTCCACGGTCCCGTCCGAGGGCGGGTTCCTGGTCCCGGAGACCCTCCGCTCGGAGCTGCTCCGCGTGTCGCTGGAGACCTCGATCGTCCGGCCGAGGGCCCGGGTCGTCCCGATGGAGACCCTGCGGGTGCCGTTCCCCGCGATCGACTCCACCTCCAACGTCTCCTCGGTGTTCGGCGGGATCGTCGGCTACTGGACCGAGGAGGCCGCCGCGCTCACCGCGAGCCAGGCCAGTTTCGGCCGGGTCGTCCTGGACGCGAAGAAATTGACCGCTTACACAGAAGTCCCGAATGAGCTGATCGCGGACTCGCTGATCTCGTTCCAGGCGTTCATGGACGAGATCTTCCCGGAGGCCCTCGGCTTCTACGAGGACCTCGCGTTCATCAACGGCACCGGCGTCGGTGAGCCACTCGGGTTCCTCAAGGGGTCGGGTCTGGTCACCGTGACCGAGAACGCCGCCAACGTCGTCAAGTTCGAGGACGTCGTCGCGATGTACTCGCGGATGCTGCCGAGCTCGCTTGGCCGCGCGGTGTGGGTCGCGTCCATCGACGTGTTCCCGCAGCTCGCCGCGATGGTTGTCCCCGGGGGCGCGGCGCCGAACGCGGTGTGGCTGTCCAACGGCCAGGTGGTCGAGGGCCCACCCATGAGCATCCTCGGCCGCCCGGTGATCTTCACCGAGAAGGTCCCCAAGCTCGGCACGACCGGCGCCCTGTCGTTCGTGGACTTCGGGTTCTACCTGCTCGGCGACCGCCAGGTCATGAGCGCGATGTCCAGCCCGCACTTCAAGTTCAGCAACGACGTGACCGCCTACCGGATCGTGGAGCGGGTCGACGGCCGCCCGTGGCTCCAGTCGGCGATCACCCCCAAGAACAGCTCCGCGACCCTGTCCGCGTACGTCACCCTGCTGTCCGCCTGACCCGACCCGCCCAGCGCGGCTCAATGGCCGGCAGTAACGCCCCGGCCGGGAGGGAAGAACCCACATGCCAAGAGCACTCGGAAGGTGCTTCGACATCGGGTCGGTCGTCGTCCCGGTCGCGGACCTGGCGGCCGGCGCGCAGACCGGCCACCGCGTCCACCTGAAGAACGCCGGCGGCGTCGCGTTCGTGGTCTTCATGGGTGCGGTGTCGGCCGGCACCGACACGTTCGTGCCGGATGTTCAGCAGCACACGGCCGCGACCGGCGGCACCTCCGCGGACCTGGACTCCACCGGCGTCGCCGGTTCCAGCGGCGTCACCCGCTGGTTCCACAAGTCGGAGGCCACGCTCGACGGCGACGAGGTGTGGGTGGAGGTCACCCAGGCCGAGGCGTCGGAGGTCTCGCTCACCGGCGCGACCTACGCCGCGCTCCAGATGATCGTGGTCATCGAGGTGCTCGCCAGCCAGCTCGCGGACGGCTACGAGTGGGTGTCGGTCGACATGGCCGACCCCGGCGTCGGCGGCACCCGCGCGGGTGGGATCCTCGCCATCCTGTTCGACCTGGACGTCCAGCGGAAGCCGGCGAACCTGGCGCAGCTGAACGCCTGACCATGGCGAAGATCACGGTGCACGGCGGGCCGAGCAACGCCTCCGAGGCGGGTGCGTCCCCCAACCCCGCCCCGGAGGCAGCCACGGAGGAAGGTGAGCGGCCATCGCCTGGGAGCAGCTCGCAAGCATCGCCAGGGAAGCCGCCGACGAGCGGCGGGCCGAGCTCGCCCAGCCGCCCCCGGCGTGCCCGAACGACGGGACGCCGCTCACCGAAGGGCCGGGAGGGGTCCTCCACTGCACCTTCGACGGGTACCAGTGGCCCCGGGACGGCAGGTAGCGAGACCAACTGAATAGACCTGCTCCCTACCGCTTCGGCGGTACGGCCAAGAAAGCAAGGGCACAGGAATGGGTGTTTGGTACACGACCAGAGAGTCGGTCAAGTCGGCGCTTGACTCGGCGGAGACGGCCCGCAACGACGCGCAGGTTGACCGCGCGGTCGGGGCGGCGTCCCGAGCGATCGAGGGGCTGCTGCACCGGCGGTTCTACCCGCAGGTCGCCACCCGCTACTTCGCCTGGCCGAACTGGCAGCACGCGCGTCCGTGGCGGCTGTGGCTGGACGCCGACGAGGTCGTCAGCGTCACCACCCTCGTCGCTGGCGGCGTGACGGTCCCCGCCTCCGACTACTTCCTCGAGCCGGTCAACTCCGGGCCGCCGTTCACGCACGTGGAGATCGACCTGGACTCCTCGTCGGCGTTCCAGTCGGGGGGCACCCACCAGCGCGCCATCGCGATCACCGGCGTGTTCGGCCACTCCGCGGACGAGGAGCCGGCGGGTGCGCTCGCCGAGGCCCTGGACGCGTCGGAGACCGGTGTGGATGTGACGGACTCGTCGCTGGTCGGGGTGGGCACCATCGTCAAGGTCGAGGCGGAGCGGATGCTCGTGACCGCCCGGTCCATGCTCGACACGCTCCAGAACAGCTCGGCGCTCACCTCATCCAGCGCCGACGTTGCGGTCACCGGTATCGCGGCCGGCACCATCAACGCCGGCGAGGTCATCCTGGTCGACTCCGAGCGGATGCTGGTCACCGCCGTGGCCGGGACCACGCTGACGGTCAAGCGCGCGTGGGACGGCACCGCGCTGGCCGCCCACTCGGCCGGCGCCGACATCTACGCGCCGCGGACCCTGACGGTACAGCGGGGCGCGCTCGGCACCACCGCGGCCACCCACGCGGACACCACGGCTGTCGTCAAGCATGTCGTCCCCGAGCTGGTGCGGGACCTGTGCGTCGCGGAGGCGATCAACCAGCTCCAGCAGGAAACCTCCGGGTACGCCCGCGTGATCGGGGAGGGCGAGAACGCCCGGGAGGGCACCGGCCGGAGCCTGTATGACCTGCGCCGCGACACCATGGCCGCGTACGGCCGCCAGGCCAGGGCGAGGGCCGTCTAGTGACGACCAGGATCAAGGTCGAGATGGACGTCGAGATGCGTGGGGCCTGGTTCCGAAACCGCCATGACCCGGTCGTGCGGGAGTTCAACGAGAAGGCCAAGACGCTGGTGACCAAGCATGGCCAGGACGAGGTCCAGCAGCGCATCCGCAAGCAGGCCACGCGGTCGAAGCGTTCCACGGGCGCGTTCGCCAAGGCGGTCGTCGTCAAGGACTTCGCCAAGGGCCGCACCGTCATCGCCGAGTACCCGCAGGTCCTGTACGGGCCGTGGCTGGAAGGCACCAGCACCCGCAACGAGTCGACCCGGTTCAAGGGCTACCGGGCCTTCAAGCTGACCCGCGGGCGGCTCCGCAAGAACGTCGGCGACCTCGTCCAGGACCTGTTCCGCGAGGCCGTCGCGAAGCTCAACGCGGGTGGGGCGCCGTGACGCTCGGCGCCTCCGGGATCCTCGCCGCGGTCAAGAGCCACGCACTGGCTACCGGGCTCTTCGAAAACGTCCTGGGCCACGAGCCGAAGTCGGCGCCGGGCAACGGCCTGACCGCGGCGGTGTGGGTACAGAACCTCCGGCCCGCGGTCGCGTCGGGCCTGGACTCCACCAGCGCCCGGCTGCAGCTCAGCGTGCGCGTGTACATGAACATGCTCGCCGACCCCCAGGACGAGATCGACACGCGCATCCTCGCCGCGGTTGACGTGCTCATGGCCGCCTACTCCGCGGACTTCACCCTCGGCGGCCTGGTCCGCGACGTCGACCTCCTCGGCGCCGACGGCGACCCCCTCTCCGCGGACGCGGGGTACCTGGAGCAGGACGGCCGGCTGTACCGCGTGATGGTGGTCACCCTTCCCCTGGTCGTCAATGACTTGTGGACTCAAGCATCATGACTATCAGTGGTAGTGTAGGACTCATGGCCTACAAGAAGACGCCTGAGCACCAGGCGAAGATCACGGCTGCACTGCGTGGCAGGCAGCTTTCGTCGGAGACAGTCGCCAAACGGTCGGCCACCTGGAAGGCCAAGGGCGTCAACAGGAAGCACGGTCACGGCAGCGCCAAGGACGGCCGCACGCCGACCTACTTCTCCTGGATGAACATGATCCAGCGGTGCACCAACCCGAAAGCGCCCGGGTATCCCTACTACGGTGGCCATGGCATCGCCGTCTGCAAGCGGTGGAGGGAGTTCGCCGCGTTCCTGGCCGACATGGGCGAGCGGCCCGAAGGCACGACGCTCGACCGCATCGACGGGGGCAAGGACTACGAGCCTGGCAACTGCCGCTGGGCGACGAAGGATGTCCAGATGTCCAACCGGGCGCGGTCGTCGTACTACGACCGTCCGTCGCGGGTTCCCGACTGCCACCCTGACCGCCCGCACAAGGCCCGAGGGAAGTGCGCTTCCTGCTACCTGAAGTGGAGGACCAGCCATGCCTAAAAGCTCGGGCCTAGGTGACGCGCTCTTCCTCGATGGCTTCGACCTCAGCGGGGACGTGGGCGCCGTCGGCAGCATCGCCGGCGGCCCCCGGCCCCTGGACGTGACCGCGATCGACAAGAGCGCCCGGGAGCGGCTCGGCGGCCTCCGGGACGGGAGCCTTGAGTTCACGTCGTTCTTCGACGTCGCCGCCCTCGCCTCCCACGCCGCGCTGAAGACGCTGCCGACCACCGACCGGGTCGTGTCCTACTTCCGTGGGACGCTCCTCGGCGGCCAGGCGGCGAGCCTGGTCGGGAAGCAGCTCAACTACGACCCGTCCCGCAACGAGGACGGCTCCCTGACGTTCAAGGTCAACGCGAGGGCCAACGGGTTCGGCCTGGACTGGGGCCGCAGCCTCACCGCGGGGAAGCGCACCGACTCGGCGCCGACCAACGGCGCCAGCGTCGACCACACCGACGTCACCACCGCGTTCGGCTGGCAGGCCTACCTCCACGTGTTCGCCTTCGCGGGCACGTCGGTCACGGTGACGCTCCAGGACTCCGCCGACGACGCCGCCTGGGCCAACCTCACCGGTGGCGCGTTCACCGCGGCGACGGGGCAGACGAGCCAGCGCCTGGAGGGTGGCCGCACCGCCACGGTCCGCCGGTACCTGCGCGCGGTCACGTCGGGCACGTTCTCGAACGCGGTGTTCGCCGTGGTCTTCGCGCGGAACCTGGTGGCGGTGAGCTTCTAGCCATGGAGCCGTACCGGATCACACCAGCGCTGCCCGCGGAGCAGATGAAGACGTACGCGGCGCTCACGCCCCGGGCGACGCACTGGCGCCCGGCCACCTGCTCCGAGGCCGGCTGCCCGAACCACCTGCTCGGGTGGAAGACGGTCGTGAACGAGAGCACCGAGCTGGGGGCCGCGCAGGCCCGCTACATCCGCACCGAGTCGGGCAGGCGGTTCCAGGAGCACCGGGAACCCATGGCCGCCGTCTTCGTGTTCGAGGCCGGGCAGGAGTGCTTCGCGGCTCACGAGGTGCCGCTGGAGCGGGACCCGGTGTTCCTCGTGCGGGGTGGCGACTGGCGCGGCAACCCCCGCGGCACGCCGGCCAGGGTCCACCAGCGGCCGGCGGACTGGGTCGAGGACTTCGCCACCCACCAGCAGCACATCGCCGACCGCATCGAGAGGGGATAGGACATGCCCAAGGAATCAGGCCTCGGCTGGACGACGCTCTCCGTCGACGACGGCGCCGCCGCGCTCCAGGACATCAAGAACGACGTGCGGTCGTTCGACTTCTCGACCCCGCGGGAGGAGCAGGACGTCACCGGCGTCGACAAGTTCGCGATGGAGCGGATCCTCCTCCTCGCCGACTTCTCGATCACCCTGAACGGCGTCTACAACGACGACGCGAACAAGAGCCACGCCGTGTTCAAGACCGTCCCTTCCACATCGGTGGTCCGCACCGTGAGCCTGGGCGTGTCAGGGCAGACCCTGGCCGTCGAGTGCCTGTTCACCGACTACGCCCTCTCCCGCGCGGAGAAGGGCGAGCTGACGTGGAAGGCGCCTGGTGTGCTCGCCAACGGCGCCGTCCCGACCTGGTCGTGAGCTGACATGGGCTACCAGGCAAGGCCGAAGGTTTACAAGCTCGTCTTCGACGACGACGAGTACGAGGGCCTGGTCGTCAGGGCCCGCTCCGTCAAGCTCGGCCAGATCCTCCGGCTGTCCCGGCTCGTCGGCATGGACCCCGCCAACCTCCGGCCAGAGGACACCGAGAACTTCGAGCAGCTGTTCACCATGTTCGCCGACGCCCTCGTCGACTGGAACCTCGACGACGACGACGGCGAGCCGGTCCCCGCGACGCTGGAAGGCATCCAGGGCCAGGACGCCGACTTCGTCATGCCGATCATCAAGGCGTGGTTCGTCGCCCTCGCCGGGGTCACCGGCCCTTTAGGAGCCGGCTCATCAAATGGCAAGCCGTCGGCGGAGCCGTCGATCCCGATGGAAGCGAGGTAGGCGAACCGCCCGAGCTCGTCTACGCCAGGTTCGTCCTCACCGCGTGTGAGCGGTTCGGGTGCCTCCCGAGCCAGCTCCTCGACGAGGACGCGGAGCTGCTGCAGCTGTTGCGGATCGAGGAGCTGACCAGACCACGGGAGGAGGTGAGCGAGTAGATGGCCGGGACCGGAAACGAAGTCGAGATCGTCGTCAAGACGAAGGACCAGACCGCGTCCGGTTCCCGGTCTGCGCAGAAGTCCTTCAAGGAACTGGAGAAGTCAGGCAAGGACCTCGCCGGCGGGCTCGGGAAGGTCGGCGAGAAAGCCGACGCGTCCGAGCAGCGCATCATGGGCATGAAAGACACCGTCGACGGTGTCGCGACGATCATGCAGGGGCCGGGGAAGCAGGGCATCGCCGCGTACCTCCAAGGGTGGGCGGACCTCGCCTCCGGGCTCGGCAACTTCGTCTTCCCGGCGTTGTCTTCCCTGGCGGGGAACCTCCTCAACACCGCGAAGAAGTCCATCATCAGCGCCGCCCAGCACGTCCTCTCGGCCGGCCGTGTCGTCGCCGCGTGGGTGCTGATGGGCGTGCAGTCCCTCATCCAGGCCGGCCGGATGGCGCTGGCGTGGCTGATCGCCATGGGGCCGATCGCGATCGTCATCGCCGCGGTCATCGGTCTCGCGATCTTGATCATCAAGAACTGGGACCGGATCCGGGAGTTCACCGTCAAGGCGTGGAAGGCGATCCTCGACAGGCTCCAGGCCACGTGGAGGGCCATCAAGGATGGCGTGGTGGCCGCCTTCAACGCCGTCCTGGACTTCCTCCGGACCTTGCCCGCCAAGATCGTCGCGGTGTTCCTGCTGGCGGGCACGTGGCTCCTGGGCGCCGGCCGGCGCATCATCGGTGGCCTCTGGGACGGCCTGAAAGCCGTCTGGCAGGGCGCCAAGGGCGTCTCCGGATGGTTCGCCGGCATGGCCGGGAGCATCCTCGGCGTTTACCTGAAGGCCGGGACGTGGCTGTTCGAGAAGGGCAAGGACATCCTCCGGGGCCTCTGGGGCGGCCTGAAGCACATCTGGACGTCGGTGAAGGACTGGTTCAAAGGCATCCCCGGGGCGCTGCTGTCCGCCATCGGGATCAAGAGCCCGCCCGACTGGGCCGTCGACGCCGGGCGCCACATCATGACGGGGCTGCTCCGCGGGCTCGGCGGGAACGTCTCGGGTGTCACGCAGTACATGGCCAACCTCTCCAAGCGCTTCGGCGGGTTCTTCGTCGGCCAGGAGGGCCTCCTCGGCGGCGGCGGCCCGGGTGCGGGCACGAGCAGCATCCTCGCCCTCGGCCAGCGGATCGCCGCGAGCCACGGGTGGGCGGGGGCGCAGTGGTCGGCGCTGTTCCGGCTGTGGATGAACGAGTCCGGCTGGAACCCCAACGCGCAGAACCCGACCTCGACGGCCTACGGCATCCCCCAGTTCCTCAACTCCACGTGGGCGGGCACGGGGATCGCCAAGACATCCGACCCCGGCCGGCAGATCGAGGCCGGGTCCCGCTACATCGCGAGCCGGTACGGCAGCCCGGTGAACGCGCTCAGGTTCTGGATGGCGCACCACTGGTACGGCGAAGGCGGGATCTTCACCTCCCCGACGGTCATCGGCGTGGGAGAGAAGGGACCCGAGGCGGTCGTCCCCCTCGGGCGCCTCGGCGTGGGCGGCATGACCGTGAACGTGGTCGTGAACGTCCCCCCGACCGCGAACATGGCCGACGTCGGCGGCAGCATCGTCGCGGCGATCCGCGCCTACGAGCGGCGCAACTCCAACACCTGGCGCACGGGGCCACGCGGGTGACCGCTGCCACCGTCCGCCTCGAGGTCGCGTTCTCCGCCGACGCGAGCTTGGGCACGCTGCTCCACCTCGACGACGCGGTGCGGGGCAGGCTCGACACCGGGACCCTGGCCGGCGCGGACGTGTTCGCCACCATCCCCCCCGGCGACGTGCGGAGCTGGACCACCAGGCGGGGCGCGACCCGCGTCGAGAGCCCGGTGGTCCGCTACGAGGCCGGCACCCTCACCGCCGTCCTCAAAGACGCGCAGCGGAACTACGACCCCGACAACCTCGCCGGCCCCTACGTCGCCGCGGGGATCTCCCAGGTCACCCCCGGCCGCGCCGTCCGCGTCATCGCCGAGTACGGCGGGACCGCCTACGACCTGTGGCGCGGCAGCGCCGACAACTGGGCGCACACCTACTACCCGCCCAGCTACGCCGAGGTGACCCTCACCGGCACCGACGGGTTCAAACGCCTCGCCCAGGCCGACCGGACAGCCGGCTCAGCCGTGGGTGGCGGGGAGGACACCGGCGCGCGGGTCGGCCGGGTCCTCGACTCGGCGGGGTGGCCCGCCTCGGACCGGGACCTCGCCACCGGCGACACCCTCCTCGCCGCGACCACCCTCGAAGGCGACGCCCTGGCCGAGCTGTACACGGCGGTGGACTCCGAGATCGGCGAGCTCTACATGGACCCGGCGGGGCGGGTGTTCTTCCGCAACCGCCTCGCGTTGCAGACCGACGCGCGCTCGGCCACCGTCCAGGCGGCCTTCGCGGCCCCGGCCGGCAGCGACCTGCCGTTCCAGGTGGCGCCGCCCACCTACGACGACGAGCAGCTGGTCAACATCGCCGTCATCGCCCGCACCGGTGGGGCCGAGCAGACCAGCCAGGACACCGCCTCCAAGAACCTGTACGGCCCCGCGACGTTCCGCCGCACCGACCTGGCGCTGCAGACCGACGGCGACGCGCTCAACTACGCCGGGTACATCGTCGCGCTCGGCAAGGGCCCGGAACGCCGCTTCGCCGAGATCGTGCTCTGGCCCGAGAAGGACCCCGCCAACCTGTACCCGCACGCGCTGGGCCGCCGGATCGGCGACCGGGTCTCCATCAGCCTCCAGCCCCCCGGCGGCGGCGCCCCGATCGTGCGGGAGTGCTTCATCCGCGGCGTCACCCACAGCTCCCGGGCCGGCTGGTGGGAGACCCGCTGGCCCCTCCAGTCAGCGACCCGCTACAGCTTCCTCGTCCTGGACCACGCCACCCTCGGCAAGCTTGACGCCAACGCGCTGAGCTACTGAACGGAGCCGCACATGGCCTCAACCCCGAAGGACTTCGCCGCCGGGGCGGTCCTGACCGCCGCGCAGATGGACTCCATGCCCCAGGGCATCATCGCGCACGCGACCCCGATCACCACCAGCGTCGGCCCCACCTCCGGCACCACCGAGCTGGACGTCATCACCGCACCCGCGGTGACGCTGCTGGCCGGCAACCGGCGCCTGCGGATCACCTTCACCTGCCGGGGCTACACGTGCAGCGCGACAAACGAGACGTTCATCGTGCGGATCAAGGAGGGCGCGACCGTCCTGGCGGAAAGCATTGTCGTCAGCTTCGGCACCGGGACGGGCGGCACCGGTGGCGCCAGCACCTTCGAGGCGATCGTGAACTCCCCCTCGGCGGCCAGCCACACCTACAAGGCCACGATCCAGCGTTCCGGCGGGGCCGGCACCGCGACCGTCTCGGCGACCGCGACGGCGCCGATCACCCTGGAAGTCGCCGACGCCGGGGAGGTCTGAGTGAGCGAGCAGGGGCCACCCACCCTACCCACCCTGCCGGGGCTCCCCGCGCCGACGAGCGAGTTCGTCCTCTGGCGCCTGACCCAGGTCGAGAGCCGGGTGGCGAGGATCGACGAGCAGGGCTCGCGGGGGATGTCGGCGCTCACGCTCCAGGTCCACCAGCTCGCCAGGGACCTGGAGGACCACGAGGTCCTCCACAAGGACCAGGCCGCCGCGGCGGTGACGACCAGGCGGTGGATGATCGGGACGACGGTCACTGCGATGCTCGCGTTCATCGGGCCGCTGTACGTGATCCTGCTCAACAAGCTGTAGGGCGTCCCTCACGCGGGGGTCCGCGGGGTCCTAGGGGCGGGCGGCGCACAGATGCCACACGGTACCGTGTGGCGTGTCGCGCCAGGGCCGCGGGGTCCTAGGGGTGGGCGGCGCACACCACGCAGCAAAGGCGGAACGTTCCGCCTCTGTAGGCCGCGCCCGCGTGGGTGGCACCCTTCCCGGCCAG